TCTATAAAGTTCTCTAATATTAGTAGATGTCTCTCCATATTTTTCATCTAATGAAGATAGGTCTTTTCTTAATCCTTCAACATCTTTATCATAATATTTTACTTCAGGAAGTTCAGTAATCTCCTTTTGTAATTGATCAAAATAATCTCTAAGAGATCCTGTAATAACATTTTGAGATTCAATATTTTTCTCATTAAATTCCTTTATCTTTTCATTAACATTCTGTTTTAATACATTATATTCACCAAGTATCTGCTTTCTTAATTTTCTATCATCATCTTTAAATTCCCTATGATGACCTGTAATCTGTAAAGCAGCTTCCTTTAATTCGTCATATATTTTATCTGTAACTTCTTTTATATTATCCCTTATTTCTTCTTTTGTTTCTTCTATATTTTTTCTAACACCTTCAATTTCAACACCAGTTTCAAATTGTTTAGTACTTATTGATTCTGTAATTTGTTCAACTTCACATTTTAATCTATCCTTAACCGTATGTAATGCATCATCAACCTTCGTGACATTCTCATCTAATATACTAAAAGTTCTACCAACCCATGAAAGGTCTGGAAGACTATCTTCATTAACCCAGTCAGGTAAACGAGGAATATCAGACTTTACCTGATCAATTTGTTCACATATTGCTGCTATTTCAGAATCATAATATTTTACTTCCGGTAAATTAGTTACATCAGTTTGAAGACTATCCAGTCTATCCTCAATTACCGTTACTTGTTCATCATAATATTTTGGTTCAGGTAATTTTCTTATTTCTTCTCTTACTAAATCAATTTGTTCACATATTGCTTCTACTTCTCCATCATAACTTTTTTGTTCTGGTATTTCTGGAACTTCAGGAATACTCTTTCTAAGTTCTATAAGTTCTTCTGAAAGTAACCTTAATTCTTCATCGTAGCATTTAATTTCAGGAATATTTGGAATATCCCTTCTTACATCACTAATAAGACGTAATACTTCTGTAAGGTCACCTGCAGTTGTTTCTAATACAGGCTCTTCTATTTTTTCTTCTTCTATTACTTCTTCTTCTTTTTCAACATATTCTTCTATTGACGGCAATTCCTCAGAGTTCTCTTCTTCGAGAAAATCATTAATAGAGGGTAGATTTTCAATATTGTCGTCAGACATGTTACAATTTATTAGTAGTTATTACTTTGGGATTTTTCTCCCAATTTTATTTAGACGAACTACTAAGGTCACTTTCTTTTATCATCTTTGCAAGTTCTGCAGTTGATCCCACAAAGAGTGCATTATTAACTGTATTTGGTCCTTTTGGTTTTGTCTCTTCTTCTACATCCTTCAATTTCTTTTGAAGATCCATTAATTTATCAGTTGCATCTGAAACACTTTTAATTAATTGTCCTGCAACTTCATATGCTCTAGGCATTTCACTTTCTTGAGCAAGCTCAAGAATTCCATTTATTGCTTCCTGTCCCTTTTCTATAATACTATAAAGATTACCTCTTGTATATTCATAATCTTTAGTAATATCATCTTGAGTAAGTCGAGAGGGTTTTTGGATTCCCACAGGTGCGGCTTCCTCTACCACAACATCAGTAGGGGTAATATTAAATGCTTTATCTAGTTGCTTACTCATGCATAAGACCCATCAAATCCAAAATTATCACCAACCTCGATAAGATCATTATCTGCGGTAGTAATTGTGCCAACATCCGCACCTTTTACGTGAGTTGCTGCAGTAGTTCCATCTTGTCCACGAAGAACAGTTATTTCATTACCGTCAATTTTATCAACATACATGGATTCATTATCAACAACAATATAATTATCAACAGTCAATGCAGTTCCATCATCTACAAGGAAGGTTACATCTCCCAAACTTATATTGTCTGATAGGTTAGTAGAAACCACTCCATCATAATTCTTTGTTGCTCTTGGAGTAACAGAATAAGTAACATCTCTTCCTCCAGTTCTTGCCTTAGTGCCAGAAGACTCGGCAGCAATGTATCCAATAGAAACCTTTTTAATAATATCGTCGGTAACAGAAGAAACAGGGCCAAATAGATATGTTTTTGCACTAAATCTTAAAGTATAAAGAAGAACTCTTCGTGTGCTAAAATCTCCTTCATAATCATCAACCATAGTAATATTTTCTAACGTTACAGGAATATCTCTCTTCTCTCCTAATGATTCAACTAAATCTACTGTTAAAGAATATTGTGGTTGAAAATAAGGTAAAATTTGTTCTACAAGTTGCAAAGCATCATCATTTAATTTACACATAATAGCAAGTTCAAATTGCATATTATATGGAACAGGCATATATGCTTTTTTATTTACAGATTTATCAGAATCTGAACCAGCAAGAAATGTCTGAGTAGTAGTTACTTTTCTAGCAGGATCATATTGCATTCCAATCATTTCAAATGACATTCTAGGTAATGTAATCTGAACTGACTTATTAAGATCTGGAGATTGCTCCAAACGTGCTAAAAACTTTTGAGTAGGACCATACGCAAGAGGAACGCGAATAACACTTCCCGTCTCACCATCACTATCTTTATGTTTAATGGTCATTCCATTAAACAAAGTACCAAAAGAAATAATGGTTCTTCTTAAAATTTCGTGATAAAAATACTCAAACATTCTTCAATACACGTATTAGCTTTATTTAGGGATCACCAAATGGGTTCTTCTTGGAGAAGTCTAATATATCATCTGCAGCAGTTTCAATATTGTCATTATCTGCATAAGGAGTAACTAAATCATCAGTGTTTATAATTCTGACTTCTCTAGTTGCACTTGCACCAACAATATCTTCTCCCTTAGTCCAAGTACCATCTACAATCTTCAGTTCAAGAATACCAGTGCTTGCATCCCAACTATTAACAATACCAGTAGTACTACTTGCAGCACCAGTAACAGTCTCACCTACCGCATAATCACCAAAGGCACCTGTATCAGGTGCAGCAATTGTAAGAGTAGGAGTATCCCCTCCAGTGTATCCTACACCAGCATCCTTCCATCTAATAGCAGTTACAATACCTGCTGTACTAATAACTGCCCTTGCAGTAGCAGTAGTACCTACTCCAGGAGCAGCAATAGTCACTATTGGTTCTGTAATGTATCCAGAACCGCCCTCAGTGATTGTAACGATTCCTAAGGTGCCATCAGCTATTTCGCTTGTTGCAGCAGCACCTACCCCTGTATTATGAATAAATCCAATACCAGGTGCAACACTATATCCATAACCAGGATTTCTTATTTCAACACCTTGAACCTTAGTATCTAATACCCCATCGCAATTAATAATATTATCAATTAATGTAGCAATTCCAACTGCAGTATATGTTTTATTAGCAGATCCTGGAATACTATCTCTTACTGATGAAATAGCAACTCTAGGTGGATATTGACTAGAAGTAGAGGTAACATAATTATATCCTCTATTGGTAAGAGTAACTGTTCTCAATCCACCTTCGGTTACAATTCCGGTAATAGCAGTTGCTTGAACAGCATCTGTAACCAATGTAAGAGTTTGGATATAACCCTTATCAATTACAGTATCATCAATATCATCTACACCAACATCAACAACCTCATCCTCATAACGGAAGAGTTCACATCTTAGTTCATAAACATAATTCTTTTGTAGTTGATAGAATGGTTTTTCGTGCTCAACATACTTAATTTCAAATAGTCTGTCTCCTAGAGGGAAGTATATTAAATCGCCTTCCTTTGGTCTGGTAGATAATTCTATATTGGGTATATTTTTAATAAGAGGGGTAATATAACTACTATATCTTTCTTGCGAGATGATAAGATTTAAATCATCTAACTCTTGAATTCCAAACTTAGATAATAATGTTCCTACTCCTTCATATCCTTCATAGGTATCAACATATGCTTCTATTGGATATGCATCAGTGAACTTAGATTCTACTACCTCTTTAATAACAGTATTCTTTTTCATATACTGTCTAGGTAGATAATAAATTTCTACGCCATACATGCGTAGTTGTTCATTAATTAAATCTTGAACAAGATTTTGTTCACTGGTTGCACCTTGTTGAAAATACGGATTAAGAGCCATGGCACTAACCTACCATGTCTAACGGTGGCAACTCGTATGTACTAGACATTTTCTCCAATAACATATCAATGTCTCTTTGACCATCATCATAGATTTGTCTACCATTAAGTTCTATTCCGCCAGGAAGTTTTACTCCTCCAAACTTAAGTAAATTTTGACCCCACTGCCTCTTCATTAAAGCAGTAGCATACATTTTTAAGAATTGAGCATTCCAAACTCTATCATAATCACTAGGATCTAAAAGTCTATAACAATCCATTATCAACCAATCACCTTCTGTCAAACTTCCCCAATCAATATCTAGATATAATCTATCTTGTCTTTTATTAAATCTAATTTGCTTTTCTGTAGTTAAAAGAAAATTAATATCTTCCAAGTATGTTTTTGTCATTGCATAACTTAAAAGTTCAGTAGAACCCCAATAATAAATATCATTCAAAAATAATTGATACTTAACACTAAACATATTATTTGTCATAGTGTTACTTCCATCAAAATGGAAGATTTTACTTACTCCTAAAACTTCTGGAGGAACTTGTAAAAAATTATTATTTTCTTCCCAATTAAAGGAGGATGTTATACCAACAGTAGATGTTGCAGTTGTAGTTGTTATTCCTACAGGTTCTGATGCACCAGGACCTTTTGCCCTATCAATATCTGTTTGTCTTACCTTATACTTTAAATATGTTTGTGCAGCACCATCATATGCTCTCTCCTGGAACATCTGTAAAGCATCATCAATTAAATCTTCACACTGCTCCGAAGCAAGGTTAATCTCCAGCACAGGAGCACCCAACTGCCTTAAGCAATATGTTTTAAAATCCGATCTACTTGATGGTTGCATTTATACAATTACCCTGAGTATATTTATGGAGATGAAGAGATACCAGCTACTACTAAAATAGTTCCAGATGCTACATCATAGATTGTTGAAGCAGTTCCAGCTCTAGTGAATGTCACTGCTGTTCCTGGCATGACTTTAGAAGAAATGGTATTAGCAGCTCCCACTTCAATAACATTAGTATTGGTACTTATTCCCACTACCGGAGCATCTTTAATACTGGAAAAAGTAACAGAATCTCCGACAGCAACATTGGATTTAGAATTTATAGTAAATGCAGTTGTTCCAATACCAGCAGTAGATCCTGCTGAAATAGCAGTAGTTAATACACTTTCTGTTTCAGTATCTCCTGTAAGTAAAAGATTCCAAACGTATCTTCCTGCACTTAAATCCGTAGTTTGAGTTGCTGCTAAGGATACATCAAACTTACCACCAGCAGCACTGGTAAATCCAACATTAAAAGTTCTATTTGCACCTAAAGTTGCTCCTACAGCAACACTTTTTGCCATTTGAGAAGAACCACTCCATCCCGTAAAATCAAAAGCGGATCCATTGGGTCTAGTAATAGTAAACCCATCTTTAAAAGTTGATCTAGTATTAATTACTAAATTAACACCTTGTGCTACTCCTGCATCAGGATCAAATTTGAAAGAATGTTGTGCCATTAGATACTTCTCTCTGCTAAGGCTTTAAGTAAAGATTTAATTTCACTAATTTCAGATTCTAAATGATTTAATCGATCATGTTCATTCTCTTGAAATTTCTTACGAGCCATGTAAGATTCATATCCAGATTCATTAGTATTAATAATGGCATTAGAATTAGTATCTCTAAAGAGATAATTCTCACCTTCAACTGGAATAAGATTATTTTCCATTATGCAAGTGCTATAGCTCGTAGATCAGCAATAACAGGAACAATAGCCTGATTTGTTGAAGTCATAATTAATTTAATCCGGAATATCTTAAATGCAGGAAGTTCATCAACTGTCCACTCAATTTCTTTAAATGATCTAGGACCAGGAACAAAATCATATAAAGAATTCTTCTTCAATTGAACATCCGGAGTTCCATTATTTGCTGAAGGATCTTTTATTCTTCCATTATTTCTTCCTGTATCAAGATTTGCAAATCCAGGGAATGGTGTAAATATTACACTTTCTTCCATATCATTTTGAATAGCATAGAATGCTCTAATATCATTAGAATCTTGAATTGCACCGGTTAATATCACTCTAATAGCAGTGGCAGAATTTTGTAAATTAACTGGTTTAGAAGCATAGTAGAATGCGTTAGGATCAGTTTCAAGACTATTAGATCTCTTATCACTAACATAATCAGTAATAGGATTATTAATTCTATTAGAAGTAAATATTACATTACTTCTTGACATATCAATACATGGAGATAACCGAGAATCTACACTTAATAAATTCATATTCATTGTGAATGATTTTCTTCCAGGTAGAGTCTGAAGACGTGCATCCTCATTTACCTTAGAAGCAATTATTCTAGGCGAATCAAAGAAATTCTGGGTTCCTAATGAAATAGGTTGGAATCCCTTATCTACATAAGGACTTTCATTTCCATTAACACTCTTACCACTTACTGTTCTTACTGAAGCAGAAAGATTAGTAAATTTAGGAGTAATAGTTTGAATCTCAGGTGTTATAATTTCAAATGGAACATTATAAGTAGATTTAACATCTGTTCCACCTACTTTCTTTGTTTCATTAAAGAATAATTTAGGGAAAGTCGCACCAGTTCTATCAGTTATATCAGTTCCAGAAGACATATCTGCCTTAAGATAGAAATGATCTAAACCTATTTGCTCTGTAATGTCACCATCGCTCAAATCATGAGTCTTATTAATTCTTAGTAGAGATATTCCATTCATCTCATACTTATAAACTAAATCTGAACTAGAGTGTGGGAAAGCAACACTACCATCTCTTGCCCTGGTAATGCCTGTAAGATTATTGCCAGAATAACCAGTATACTTAATAACTTCATTTCCAATCTTAACAAAACCAGGATTAGTAGTTCCAACCCCCACATTTTCAAACTCAGTAAAGTTTGTTGTGCTTGCCACTACAATACTTCCTGTAGAAGATGCAGAATAATCAGAACTTAATGTTGTAGGTGTAACATCAGATAATGCGTTAGTAAGAGTTGCCTTATTAACATCAGCAATCATTCCATGATTTCTTTGATTTACTTTGAAATGTAATCCATCATACACAGTTTCAGGAGTTCCTGATAATATAACGGCACCATTAGGTCCTTGATAAGCACCATTCATTGTGGTTGCAACACCAACACTTGTATAGTAACTTAAACTATATGCCGTACCTACTTGGAAGTCTCCTTGCACTTCAGTAAGTTTTAGCTCATTAATACCAGCAATTTCTTGAACACTTAATCTAAGATTTCTACCCAGTGAAGATATACCAATACTGGAAACAGTAAGAACATCGCCAACAGAATATCCAGTTCCACCATTTGTTATACTTGCAGCACTTACTGCACCAGCAGTCACAGTCACAACTCCAGTTGCATTTCTTCCATTACCGGTAACATTAGTTAGAGTTAGTCCACTAAATGTAGCAGATCCGCTACTTGGAGTGTATCCAATACCAGCATTAAGAATCCTAAGATCACCATGTGCAGTTCCAGCACTTCCTACATACTTACCTGTTGCATTAGAAGTCGATTGAATAACAGTATTACCCTTAGCCAATCCAGTATCTTGAATTGTAGTTCCAACACCAACTCTAATAGTTTTTGAATCAATATCAAATGGATTTTGTCTAAGTAATCCAATATCGGTTGGAAGACTAGGATTAAAGAATTGAACGGATCCTTCACTAGTAAAGTCTGCTCTGTATAACTTAAACTTAAGATCTTCATACTGACTAGCATCCCAACTAGAAGCATTCTGAGATTTAAATAGTGATCCTAAAATAGGCTGACTTGTTACTAAAACAGTTCCTGCTTCTTGAGAAGTAGAAGTTACATCTGCTTCTCCAATCCTAGAAATCCATACCGTATATTCTGTAGAATGAGAAAGAAGAACAAGTGCATATTCTCTCTGACCATTTAGATAAACAGGGGAATCAAATGTTATTGTAGTAGCAACTGATGCATCATCAGAAACATTAACATTTGCTGCAGGTACTTCAACTTCTGAGAAAGGAAGAATTTTTAAAGTAGGAAGACCAGTTTGAATTTCTCTTAATTGAGCAAATACTGGTAATGTATTATCTTTTGTTCTAAAGAATACATCTACCTTTGTAATAAAGATGCCTGTTTGATCATCAACAAAGAAAGATTGTGCTAATGGGTCAATTATGTTTGTTTCATTAGTAACATTAGTAACGTTAGTAATTTGTTGAGCAACAATCTGAGTAGAAGAAGTAGAAGTATCACTGGCTTCAGCTGTTGCAGTTGAAGAAGCAGTTAAAGTTCTAGTTTCTGTAAAGTCTTCATGAGTAACTCTTGCATTTCTAAGAGAAAGAGTAACTTCTTGTGTGTTATCAAGATCACCTTGAGAGTAGAATATTTCTTCTGCAGAAGTAGTTACCACTCCACCAGTTCTATCATTTGTAGAACTGTTAGTTAATCTAAAGACACCACGACCAGTCTCAAACTGAGGATTGCCAGAAACATTTCCATCAGGAACCATATAAGATCCAATTACAGTTCCAACTCTATCAGATAACAATCTTACATTATTGATAGTTGCAACTGCACCACTAGTTTGACCTCTTAAAGTCATACCGTTCTGAATCCATCCCCAATATTCAGGCTGTCTTTCATTGGCAAGGCTAGCACAATCAATATTTAAAGTTGTACTAGTTGAAGAGTATGCTGAAGGAACATTATTTTCTCTATCATATGGATTCTGGTCATAAACATCAGTCGGATCATTAAAAGGACCATACTTATGATTTGAATTAGCAACTCTAAATGAAATATATGGAACAGTACTTTGATCAATGGAAGCAATCTGATCACTAATTTGCATCTCTCCAATAACTTGCTCTCCTACTTGGAATGTTCCAGATTCCATAACAATTTCTAATAGTTTTGGAGAACAGAAACTATTAACATCAACATTATCATAGAATCCATAAACCTGAGTATTAGGTTTCATCCTCTTACCAGTGAAGCGGATGTTCCTCTGCCTCATAAATTGGATAATGTTTCTACTTACAATCCTATCTCCCAAAGATTCAGTATCAATTTGTTCTCTAATAGTAGATTGAACACCAGTTCTTTGTTGATCTAGATTAGTTTCTAAACTTACACTACCATTAACACTAACAGAAGTTGTGCTTTCAATAGATTCTGTACTTCCTCCAGGACCAGTATTATTAGAACTCATAGATGTATCAACATCTACACCTAAAGTCATCCCAAGATCTTGACTAATATTGTTAGTTTCCCATGAATTCCAGATAATAGGAGTTACACCTAATCTTGATCCATCAGGTTGATCAGTAATTTCTGCCCTCAATGCTTCAGCAACACCACGGAAAGAACCTTCCATCATTACATCTCTCAGTTCTAACCTATTAACATCAATCCATACATCAACACTAGGTTCAAGTTGAATAGATCCCTCATAGTTCATTACCAAATAAGGAGTTACATTTTCAACTCTAGTTGCAAATGGTTGATCTAACCATTCAACATCATCATAATCAAGAGTTACAACATCACCTGTTCTCTTAATATTAGTGCCTGTAATATTTTTAAGATAGCTTAAATCAGCATTTGTATTAGTAGTTGTTCCAAGTCCAGCAATTGCATCCGAACCCAACTCCAAATTAACAGAAGTAGTATAATGAGAAGGTCTCATTTGACCCATCTTAAGATCTACACTATTTTTAACTCCAACAGTAAGATCCTGAACTCCTACGGAAGAAAAATTATCAATTAAGAATCCTGACTTAAACCTATTCTGCCCTTGAGCATCAGCAACAAAGAGGTTAGCAGTATTATTCTCTAATAGTGATAAAGTGGTATAATACTCTAAGTTTTTAATTCTATTCTCTAATTTGTAGATATCAGTCATCTGATATCTCTTATGATCTACATAAGTAATTTGAGCATTCTTAACATCATAGAGGTATGGTGGAAGAGCAATATTAGCTACGTTAATAGCATCATTAACTGCTCCAGGTAGTTTAGGATTATCTGATGGTTCTCCTATTTTAACTTGGAATACGCCATCCTTAGTAAGATAAATTCTATCAAGTCTAGGAAGATAATAACGGAATGATAAAGTTTCTGATTCGTCAGAAGCAAAGATATATTTTGCACTATGTAAATCACCTGTAAATGATCTTCCTCCAAATTCAAATGGAGATGCAGTATCTACGGCAACAGTATAATCATTAACTCTAGGTCTTGCATCAATAATATCAGTATTTCTAAATGCTCCTATAGATTGAATTTCAGTTCCATAATTAAACCCGTTATAAGAATTAACAGTAGTTACATCTCCAGTATCTGAAGATTCATAATATCCCTTAGAATAAATTATTTTTACACTCTTTCTTGGAGCAGGAACACCCTGTTTTCTTAGAATATAACTAAAGTCATAGTAATTTAAAGTTTGACCGTTATAAAAAGTATAATTATCTGTTATATTTGTGCTACCTTGATCTAAAGTAGAAGAAATAGCATTAACTCCAGAATCTAAGAAATTAATAATTTCACCATTTTGGAAAACATTTTTATTTAAGTAAATAAAGGAAATTTTACTACTATTAACTTGAACAGCATACATTCCTCTAGCACCACTCACCGTTCCTACAAATTCTTCTCCAATGATTAAATCATCAGTTTTTCCTGTAGGTCCATCCATGGAACCAAGGACAATATTGGGAAGAACAGCCTCATCAGTATTACTTGATTCATATATTCCATGAATCTTAATTACATCAGGAACATTAAGAGAAATCTTTTCATCTTGAACTCTAGTTCCATATGGATAATTACCATAAGTTAATCCATCATTTCTAGTTGTAGAAAGAGTTCCTGCATTAGTTCCAGAACCTTCTTCATTAGACTTATTAACTATAAGTGTTTCTATTATTCCTTTTTTCTTAGACTTAGAAGTTACCTTACTCTTTCTAAGAGTAGCAATCAATCTTGCTTCCCCACTACTATCATTAGCACCTAATCCATTAATTTGAAGACTTGTGCTACCATTAGTATAATCAAATTGATCAGCAGCAAGTTTTTCAGTAGATCCATCACCTCTAGTTAATACATATCTTTCTTCATCAAAAGGTAAAAAGACTAGATCAGAACCAGACGCGACGGAAATAACATTAGAAGAATTACTTGTAATAGTTACATCAAATTCTTTACGAATAATAATAGAAGAACCTTCCAAATCTACAGAAGAAATATTCTTCTTAGGAAGAGGTGCAAAAATTCTTTCGTTATTTTCAGTTCTCTCAGTTTCTGTGGTCAAAACAGTAAGATCTGTTACTGAAATAGCATTAAGATCAAACCCACCATCACAAATTCCACTAACAGTTGTTACTCCACTAAGAACAAGAGAGTTTGTATTTACCTGATCAACCTTAGCAAAAGATGGATCAGTTTTTCCATCACGAGTATACTTAACATAATTACCGCTTGTTACAATCCCAGGGAAAGTAGTAGTAGGACTTGTAAATGTTGCAATAAATCCTTTTGTTTGAGTAATACCAGTTATGCTACCAACACCAATTTTAATGGCATCTGAAGGAATAACATCAGCAGAGAATGTAGATCCTGCACCAGCATTATCATGATTGACTAAAGAATATACAGATCTAACATCTCCTAGTCCATAATTAGTCCACCCAACACTTACTCTAGTATCAGTAGAATTATCAAAAACTAATTTTTCACCATTAATAAAGTTTCCAGATATTTGATAAACAGTTAATGCAGCACCAGCAGATACGGCATTTTTAAGGAATGCAGTTGCTCCACTAGAATCGCCTTTAATATGAGTTGGAACACTTAAAGTAACTGGTTCATTAAGTTCAATATCTCCAAAAGTCTGAACATCATATACTGAAAGATCCCATCTATTTAAATTGTAATTACTTAACTCATAACCACCAGATTCCAAAGCATAATCATATATCCTAGCAATACCAATTTCTTTTCCTGCAGGGGTTAATGAATTTATACCAACTCTTTCTTTTCTTAAACTAAGAGTTTCTGAAGTACTTAAACCAATCTTTGGAGACCCGGATGCTCTATCTAATCGAAGTGTAGAACCGAAACTAAAATTAACTGCTTGACTTTCTAGTAAATTAGTAGTTCTGGGTTTTGGAGTATCTAAGAAAGAAGGAGATATTGTTTCAACTTCAAATCCTCTTACATATGCCTTTCCTGGTCCCAATTTATAAACCATCAAATCATCAGATGGTTTCTGACCAGAATCAGTTAATTGGTTATCGTTAAAAACACCACCATTACCTTTTCCATTATTTAAACTTTCCTTACAGAAAGCATCAAATGCTTTAACATAATAATTTCCAGATTCGTCAAAAGTTCTTCTAGCAAACTCTTGTGCTAAAATATTATATTCAGTCTTATTGTTTATCTTCCTTAAAACACCATTTTTTACATTAGCTAGTTCAACAAAATTAGGAACATCAAAAGTATCTAAAGATTTCTTTGCTAACGTTGCTGTAATTTTTAATCTATCTGCACCAGGAGCAGCAAAGTTATTAAAACCATTAGCATTATCATTTAGAAAAGAATCTTGATCAGCATTTACAATTTCTTCAAGAATATCTAATCCTATTCTATAACTTGGCTTATCACTATATTGATCTAGAATTAAAATCTCGGTGTCAACTTCTACTAGATATCCTCTTAAGAAATAAACTCCTTCATTCATTCTAAATGCAGATCCAATAGAACATGCATTAGATGAAATTGTTTTGGAGAATCCTTCTCCTGCAGTAATAAAACTTGTTCCAAAAGTGATATTAGAATCTGTAATTAAATTCTCTCCATCACTAAAATCTCTTACAGAATTATTGGTACCAGATTCTCCATAACTTACATAGAGTGTAATATGACCCCTATCAGATTCGTCTGCAGTAATTACCTTTTCTATTTTTGCAGTTACACCACTAGATTCTCCTCTGATGTAAACACCAACTAAGTTATCCAGATATAAAGATACAGGAATCCCAAGAAAATTATCTTCAACTTCTACGGCATAAAATCTATTAATATAAGTTAAATCACCAGGAATTATTTTGGCACCTTCTTTAAAGAAGTGATTGCCAAATTGCTCAACCTGATTTTGCAGCATCGACTGCAAAGTAGTAAGCTCTCGCGCTTGAACCGGATACCCAGGTTTAAATAAGACTTTATAGTAGTCTTGTGCTTTACCGCCTATTTCTGGTTCATTAAAATCATCAAAATAGGGAGCTACGTTGAGATTGGTTTCCTGAGACATAATTCCTTAGAATTGCAAAATAACTTTGATATCTTCTTTTTGGTTGGATGATCTAGTAATTGCCGGTCTATTATCAACGTAAATAATATTACCCGAATATTTTTTCACTTCTGGCTGTGCAACACCCTTAATAAAAGATTGTCCTAAGTTATAGGTACGACTATTTATTACGGTATTTATACCAGGATTTGCGGTGCTACCAAAAGTAGTTTCAATTCCCAAAGTAGCACTCCCACCAATAATGTTAAAAGATCCTCCACTACCTATATCGGCAGTAAATCTTTGCATTATAAACCCATAAGTTGGCGAAGTATTTTTAGTTCCATCTGTGTTAAAACCACAATGGAATTTATCTTGCCAATACTTCAGAACTCCAGTATTCTGATCATAAGAAACTACTCTACCAAAAGCAGTTGATCCAATTCCAATAGTTTGAGTAATTTGATCATCGGGATCATAAGTTACTCCACTATATCCTGCACCTGCTAATTTTAATGCATAAACTGCACTTGCTTTATCAGATTCAAGATTTGAATCCGAATCATATGCTTTAGGACTTTCTACAACTCCAACCCTAGCAATTTGATTACCAGTTACAAAGTCAGGATTGTCGGTATCATTCTCAATTCTAGAATAAAGAAGAACATTATAAGCACCCAACTCTCTATAAATGTCTGCACCATGACCTCCTGGAGGAGGGATAATAACATTAAATGCAGCATCCGTAGTTCCAGTAATACCTTTAGCAGCAAGATCTAAAGTTCCAAAAGTATATCCAGATCCACCATTAGAAATGGTTACACTAGATACCTTAGAATCATTATTAGTTGTAACTGTTGCTTGTGCTCCAGATCCATCACCCCTAATAGGAATTTGTGTATAAACTTTATTAGCAGTTCCTACACCAACTCCTCTATTAGTAATAGTGACAATCTTAAGTTGACCACTAGTAGCAGCATTTTTTCTAACAGCAGCATCACTAGTATTAGTTGCCCAATCCTGAGGAACAGGCATATATTCTATAGAATCAAATTTAACAATATCACTTGGGCTAATAGTATAAAGATACTTCCAAACATATCCATCTCCACTAGTTCCTGCTGATCTTGGTTCTAAATCAGTAAAGGTTGGTTCATCAAGAGAAGGTCTCCCTGAAGGATTATCAGGAGAAGTTCCGTTTTGAAGACAAATATAAACTCTATAATCACTATTCATCACATAGTAATTTGCAGAATATAAGTCTACTGCATCAGAAGGTTTAGAAACATCAGTTGCTCTAATATTATTACGATACATATCGTAACTAATACCAGAAGTCCAAGTTGTCTTTCTAATGACTTGCCTTACATCACTTTTATTAATCTTTTTCAATGCAATCATCGTATCCCAATAATTATTCTCCTGATTAAAATTGTCAACAGGAGAAGGTGGGGTAGTATCCCAATCCGATTCATAATCCGTAGGATTAGGTAAACCAACAAAAGAATAATAAGAGTTGGCTGTTGAAGCAACTCCTGCTACAAAATTCTTGGCATTTAATATACGAAGTTGATCAGTTATAATGGCAGCCATTTTGACAATAGTTTTTTTACTTATTTAGCGGTGTAGTTAACTATAATTATTCGCCTTAAGTGGATGAACTCTTCTGACTATTCCGCCAGTAGAAATTCCGACCACTCCATCATCAGTATATGCATTATATGCTTGAGCATTCTTTCTGTTTCCAAAGAGAACTTTACCCCAAGAGAAATTACCATAGTAAGAACTATATCCAAGACCACTTATAGAATTCCAATCTTTAACACTAACAGTTACCTTAGCAACTGCAGTTAAACCAGCACCTGTCTTAGATTCTGCTGCGGTTACTCCAATAGAAACAGCAGCAACTTCATACACATTATCTATAAAGGTAGATCCTATTCCTAAGGTGCTACTATTTTGATAGAGAGAGGTTACTCCATTACCAATTCTAGAATTGCTAACAGTAAAGTAATATCCTGTTGCAATACCACTTACGGTAGTAACTCCAACAATATCAGAATTTCTAAGTTCTGAATCAGGTGGAATGAATAGATCAAATACCAATCCAGTTGATGCTACACCAACAGTAGTTGTATGCACACCACTAATAATTCCAAAATCACCTTGATAAGTTACTTCGGTTGCTTTTCCTTTAATGAGATTTGGAGCAGCAATCAATACTTCAGGTGGATTAGTAGAAGTATATCCCGATCCTGGAGTAGAACCAATAGTAATAGCATTTACTACACCACTACTTAGAGTTGCAGTTGCATATGCTTGATTATCTCCAGGAGTAGTTCCCAATCCAACAGGAGAACCAATAGTAACAATAGGTGCAGATGTGTAACCATATCCACCCTCACTAATACTGATAGAAGTAATAGTTCCTGCAGTAGAAACATTAGCAGTAGCAGCAGCGGCAACTTTACTATCCTGAGAGATAAGTTCTATAGTATCAGTATTAGTAGTAGTATTATTCTCATTTAAAGGATCAAAAAATGGTCTAGCATTTTGAACCCATGCACATGTTGAACCAACACCAACATTTTGAATCAAATGTGAAGTGGGTTGAATAATAGGTTCGTAAAGATTTCTATCTTTTCCAATTCTAATACCATCAATAATCTTATCCTTAGTCTGTCTACACCATTTAACAGGTCTTAAAACAGTAGTATCAGTAGTAATTCCAGGACCAGCATAGGGATTAGTTTCTACAGAATCAGTAGTATTAATTCCAGTAACAACTCTTTCATCTTGAAGCATTCCAAATCCTTGGTCAAAACGAGGTTCATTTCTTAATTGTAATTCATCACCAACTTTTACTGTTTCTAATACATCTTTAAAGACAACATCTACACTACCAGTTCCTTTATAATAAAGAACTTTAGTTGAATCACCTGCTTTCAGAGGTTCAGTAAATTTAACAATACTTCCTCCACTAAATGTATATGCTTCTCCAGGTTTCTGAAGAACATCATTTACAAATATAAGAAGAGTTGATTGAACATCTATACTAGATCCCTTTGCAGATCTAATAGTTAAGAAATTATCATTTAGCTTAATAGGGAATGTCTTATTATTTCCATCACATAAAGCATCCCAATTATCCAATACTTGAAGATCTCCAATAGACCAACCAGCAAATGCATCACTAAAAGTATTTTCTAATGAAATCTGGAATTCTTTATATGGTAGACTAGGATCAGTAGGAATTCCGGCACTTCCACCAGTATTAACAGTGAGAATTTCACCTTGACCGAATCCATATCCTGTTTGTCTAATTTCAAAATCAATTACACTAGATCCCTGACCAACTACAACATCAATTGTCGCAAATGTTCCAATTCCTTGTGCAGATTCAGAACTATAAATTAAGGCAAGATTAGAATATGAAAGTGGATCATCAATTTTAACTCCTAGTTTTTTCTCAACCTTTCCACCTCTAGCATAAATGTGCTCTCTAGTTGATACACCAACATTTACTTCAAATGCTTTCTCATTAACTATTCTGCTAACAGGGGTTCCACCAGATGCAGGATCTTGCTTACTTGAAGAGAAGTTATTTGCTCTAGGTGCCATAATAGCAGCCTGAACAGTTCCACCACCTTGATAGAATGTAGGAACAGTAGATATACCAACATTGACTGTGAATGTAGTTGTGGTTCCAACACTTTGAATGGGAACTCCACCATAACCTGGATCAGGTTTTCTAGGATAACTATGCTCAGTAGCATGAGCATCTCTAGCACAAGTAAAGGTAAGAGAATTTTGTGCAATCTTTATATTTCTTCCAGCAGTCAAACTATGACCTGCACCAACTGTCATTACAAGATCACCAGTAGCAGCATTATACGTAGCAGCAGATACATCATCATACTTCAGACTAGATATACCAACTTGTAATGTAAGAGTATTTACAGTGGTAGATGCAATTGAAATCGCAGTATCATAATATGGATCTGTTGCTCTTGGATATGAATGCAATGTTGCATTATCATCCATTGCACATCTGAATACTATTGAACTTTGTGCAATAGAAACGGTATTAGTTCCTGCTAACAATCCATGATTAGCTACAGTAACTGTCATAATACCAGTAGAACCAGTATACTGTGCATTAGAAGGAGTATATCCCAATCCAGTATTAGATGTTAAAGCACTACTTGCTGCACTAACAAAGGAGTGTAGATAATCACCACCAGAAACTATAGCGTTAGCAGAAGCCCGTTTAAATGTATGAGCGTATTGATCTCCACCTGCTGCTACTCCAACATTAACTGTAATATCAGTAGTAGATGTGGATGCAATAGATACGGAATTATTATACGCATAATCCTGACCTCTAGGATAATAATGCGTAGAAACACCTGAATCAATAGCACAGGTCATTCCTAATCCAGTAAAGATTACAACGCTTGATTTACCAGTTGCATTAAATCCATGAGCACTAGTTGTTGTAACTGTCATAATACCAGTGGTACTGGTGTATGCAGCGGTTGAAATTGAAAGTGGAGGAGCATACTCACATGTCATTGCAATTCCCGAAAGAATAACATCTTCACCTCTTTCTAACTTATGAGGCAAGAAAGTAGTAATTGTTGCTAATCCAGATGCTCCACTATACTCAATATTTGTAAGTATTTGAGGTTTGTAGAATACTTGTGGATTAGTAATTGCTATTCCAGTAATTCCACCATTAACAATTTGTGCAGTACCAATTCCAGTGTAATTTGCGGCATACAAACTGGATGTTTGAATAGCAACATTAACAGTTGGTTGAATATCAAGTCTATAACCAGATCCACTTGTTCCAATACCAATGGCTGAAATGGTTCCTGCAACAGAAACTACAGCGGTTCCACCTGCCGCAACAAGAGGTTGTAAACCAAATCCTTCGGTAGATCCAACAGAAACAATTACTCCACCAACAGGAACATTAGCATTATTAGGATCATAGGTAGCAGAAGATGCAGTTCCTGTAAAGAATATACTAGAAATTCCAGCACTTTCTTTCATCTCATAATCTTCTACTTCACTTTGAACACCCTGCGGTCCTTGGAATATACCATTAACTAAGACAACAGCATTACTTGTAGAGAATCCTGTTGCATTAGATCCTCCATCTTTTTTCAGAGTAAAGGTTTTAGCAATTCCGGTAAATTGGTTAGAAATATCATCAAAGATAATATTATTAGCATAAGTCTCTGCAATAGTACCAGTGACTCCACTCCTCATAAAGGTTCTACCTTGGAAAGTAGAATGAGTGGATATTCCTACCCAATCCCTATCATCTGGTGCATTAGTAGTTGAGGAGATAGGATCAGGTCCATAAGGTGCTTCAACAAAATGAATTTTATTTTCACGAATATTATAATTACCCTCATAGATCTGAATCATATCTCCAGAACTATGAGTAGAAAGACCAGTTCCCATCCATGGTCTCTTAACTAATACTACGTTTGTGCTTCCTAAACCAACAGTATTAATTTTCATAATTTCTTCATTAATCTTTATCAGATCTCCACTGAAGAATGATGTTATTCCACTAAAGGTTAATTTTTCATCTAAAAGAGTTAAATCTTTTGCAAGAGTCGTAGTAACTGATCCACCAACAATAGGTGACTGGAAGAAGTTGTCAATTGCTACTATTGCTTTAGCATTTTGATTAGTAGATGTAAAGGAGTGAGAAGTTCCAATACCAACAGCACTAATATCAAATACTACAGGGTTTTGTAGTAAAGCTTTCTCTGCACTAGCGGCAAATTGTAGAGTGCTATCATTACTCTTAACTGCATATACTGTAGAAGGTAATTTAGTAGTTACTCCAATACCAGGAACAGTGCTAGAAGCAATACTAATTGCTTGAGTAGTTCCAGATCCTGCATAAGAATACTCAAGTTTTTCTCCAGTTACAAAGTAATGATCAGGAATAGTAACAGTATCTGCAGAAACACTAACTAAGGAGGTATCACTTGCATCAACAAATCTCTGGAAGATTGGTCTCTCGTTATGAAGTAAACCAAATGTTCTCTTAATATCACTCTCTGTTCCGTAATATTCTCCATAACTGGAATTAATTACTGCATTATTGAAATCAATAGAACTGTTATTAATGCTTGATTTAACAAGACTCAAAACATTTTGGAAGACTCTTACCTGAACCTTAATATTATGATTAGGAATAAAGGTTAAATGCTTTCTATCAGAACCATCAATATTTGCACCTATCGTTCCTAAACCAGTTGTATGTAATTGAACATTACCATATTCAGTTAAGGTATTATAATCATCGTCATCACATGCAACAACCTCACACATTTCATAACGCTTATTAGTTGTATCTTCTAATTGAACAACATAATATGCACCATGAGAATCTGCATGATATTCAGCAATAGTGTTTATTCCAGGAGTTCCTGAAGCAGCAATTGAAGTATACCAAGAATCAAGAAGACCTGTGCTTAATTCTTCTGCAGTTCCAACTCCAGTAGCACCAGAAGTGCTGCTGGCAATAGAAACACTAAGAGCATTAATACTATGTCCCACTCCAAGAGCAGAATCTGGTGTAAAGTCAATTTTAATTCTTGATCCTTCAAGGTAAGAATAATAAGTTCCCAAACCACCAATATTATAAGGAGTCAAATTATTATCCGCTAATTGACCATACTCAACCATATCAACAGTTGATCCATCATGAATAAGATTTAATTCATCAAATTCAAAATAAGAATCATCATTTGCTCCAATTTCTACTATAACCTTAGCAGAACGATATGTAGAAGCAATTCCTACAATTGTTGTTGCCGAACTTGATCCACTAGCAATTTCAGTGTGATGAGAATTGATTTGAACAATACTTCCACAAGATGTGCTGCCTATTCCTGAATTATTACTCTTAAGATCATGAGAAATAAATGTAACATCATAATCATTAACTGAATACTTAATTGGATAGAACTGAAGTTGTCCTTTAGTTCCACTTATACTCCAATCAAATGAACCCAAATCAGGATGAGTTTCTACTCTTCCATACTGATTAAGATATCCATTAACTCCATCGTGCAATAAAGATACAACAAGAACTTGTCTTTCTTGGGTATATCTTTTATCTCTTACATAGGTGAAAAATTTCCTGCTTCTTGCTGCAGTTAATTCATTATTGTCAACCACAGCAAATCTTGTTGCTCTTGGTTGGTGATTAAATTTACCACTAAAATCATCTATTGTAAGAACTCTATTTCCTTTGGATTCTGAATAATCACTTAATACTCTATTTTCAAAAACTATTTCATTAGATACTAATCCATCATTTATCCTAACTGCTTCTTCTGAAGCAAGATCAAAAGTATAAACACAATTCAGATTTCCCTTACCAAACATATCAACAGTAACATCAGCAGTACTGGTTTCAGCAAATCCTACATTTGGATTATCTGGTTTACTCTCGATAATTAAATCAGAAAACTTCAAGAATCCAGCAGTGTGATTTAAAGCACTAACTGGCTCATTCCAAGTTTGATAAGGAACTTCAGATTTCAAAGCATAAGAGAAATACTGATAATAACTGTTATCAGGCATTCTTTGAACATTATTATTCAGCATTCCTGTATCATATATCCATCCCTTATTAACTGATGAATAGGGTCCTAATTTAATATAAGAATCAAAATCAATTTTACTATTAATAACTCCTTTCGTAGATGAAGTTTGACCACTAAGAATTTCTCCAATTTCAAGTTCACTATTAGTTGAAACTTTAAGAGTTTCAATCTTATTATTCCAACTTTCAACTATTCCTTCTTTGTCACCAGTAGCAACAGTTTCTCCCACCAAGAAATCATTAACTTTTAATTTAATATCAAATATAGGGAATTCTTTTTCAGGAATTACTCTACCAAATGAAGTGTTAGGATCATAATAACCAGGATATGCTCCACTCTCCAAAACACTAGACATATCATAAACAAGAGATCCTGTATTACCACCTAAAGCAGTATTAACCTCAGTTATTGGGAATAACTTATAATTATATGCCGCTGAATTATATCCCTTTGCAGTAGATCCTACTCCAACACTCGTATTTTCAATTAAAACATTATCACCAACAGCGAATGGGAATAGATCACTAAATCCTGTATTAAACCCTACTGTTACTCTCTTAGTAGAGGAATTATATGTAATAGTG